GTCGCTGGGAACGCCGTTAAAGTCGCCCGTAATAGCTCGACTGAAGAAGAACTAGTAAACTTCGTTGATGGCTCCGTTCTGACCGAAGATGTATTAGACCTCGGTTACAAACATGGTTTTTATCTGTCGCAAGAAGCGGCGGAAGGTGCTGGCGGTGAACAACTTAGTAAAAAGGGTGGTACTGATTTTGACGCTGAAGAGAACAAGATCACAAACCTAGCCGACCCTACCGACGCCCAAGACGCGGCTACAAAAGCGTATGTTGACACGCAAGATGACGCCGTCAAAGCGGAGCTTAATGCGACGATTGATGCGTTGACCCTTGCAGACTTTACGGGTAATTCACTCGATCAAGATCTCGATGTAAACGGCTACAGGCTCATTGATGTCGGCAATCCTTTGAACGCTACTGACGGCGTTAATAAACAGTATGTAACGGGTGTAGCCGATCAACTGTCGCTTGGAACGGGTAATCCTCCCGGTGTATCGAAGTTTACAGGCACAGGTTCCGAGACTGATTTCGTCCTGACTTTTTCTTCTAATCATAGTAATTCATCCGCTTACCTCGTAACGCTTGATGGCGTCGTTCAAGACCCAGCCGATTACTCGCTTGTAGGCGGAACTAACGACATTCGTTTTACTACACCACCAGCTTTAGGCGTCGAAATAATCGTGATTGAACGGGGATACCGCAACGCATTCAGCGAGATCCCATCCGATTACGACTACGGTACTATCGCACCTCAAGCTCAGTTTAATTACGATTATGGCGTGGGACTAGCGGCGCTTACAGCTTTTATTGATAACGGGAATTTAACAGGAACACTTACTCAGTTTTTAGACTACGGTAGCAACTTCTACGAAAGCTTCGGTGTAGTCTTTTCATACGGAACTCTTATTTAATACATCACATGAGCAATACGCAACTTAGACTCCGCAGAGGCACTACCGCCGAACACGCAAACTTTACAGGCGCTCAAGGCGAGTTGACCGTCGATACCGATAAGAACGCTTTGGTGCTACATGACGGAGCTACTCAAGGTGGAAAGGTTATTGACAACGAGGTTACAGCGACGGGTTCAACAACCGCTAGGAGTCTTTCTGATCGATTTGCTGACGTTGTAAACGTTAAAGATTTTGGAGCTGAAGGTGACGGTGTAACTGACGATACAACCGCAATTCAAGCAGCGATAGACAACGGTGGAAGTATATTTATTCCCGTAGGGACTTATAAAATTACTACAGCGTTAACCATTAGTGACTCAAACTTAGTTATATCTGGTTACGGAGCCACCCTACACATGGTAGGTAATACAGGGGATTTTGAACAATACGAATGCAACGCTATCGTGTTTAACGGTTCAACAGCTACTCAAAAAAATATAGTGATTGAGGGGTTGAAGTTTACGGGCGAGAATAGATGGGGAGGTATATGGTCGATTGTTACTGATCTCGTTAAAGGCTGGGATGGTGGTGTCTTTGGTAATGTAAATGAAGATAATTATATTTGCCGAGAAAATGTATTAATTAGGGATGTAGAAGTAACAGGTGCTTATTATCATGCTATATATCTAACAAGCACTTCAGTATCTTTACTCAATATAAAAGCGACTAACTGCGAAAATCAGCGACAAGAGTATGTAGTAGGTGCAAGAGCCGCTTCTAATATTATCCTTCAAAACATTATTGTAGAAAATAGCGGATATAAAAATGTCGGTACATCTTATGGAGATTATGTTGTTTATGATAATATCATCACTCAACTGTCTGCTTCTACTAGTGCCGGTTTATATGTTGGTCATTTCAGTAGAAATGTAACAATTACAAACTGTCTTGTTGAAGGGACTTTAGGTAATTTCATGAAAGTGAGTTACTACGCCAAGGATGTTGCTATTACTAACTGTACTTTTGAGGGAGACGGTTACATATTCTTGCAAGGTGCGCAGGATGTTGTAATCGATAATTGTATTATTAAGAGTAGCGGTAAGCGTGCTTTATATACAGGATACCACTCTACATGGGGAGACTTAGATTGTGTTAATGTTACAGTATCTAATTGTAGGATTGAATCAAGTAACACCGAGGGAGACGATGAAGATTACAGTCTAAGAATTGTAGAGCTTAGTGATATATATAATTCAATTTTAAGTAATTGCGACATTACAGGAAACATCTATGCCCGTCCTATAGGAGATATGTTAATTCAAGGATGTCGTATTGATTTTACTAAGACAGGTGCTTATACAAGCCGAATACAAAATCCAATTTATTTGCGTTCTTTATCAACAAGTGAACCTTTAGGCGTATCGTTAGTTGGAAACATCGTTAGAACAAATAACAATAATTCTTCTTCGATAATATACTTACATGGTAGTTCGGACGATGCTAATGTTACAATTATGAGTAGTTATTTCTACGCTCCAAACCTAACGAGTTTTAATAATATAACAGTAAACTTTGCAAACAACGGTCGGTTAATTTATGCCAACAATGTTGTTGATGTTCCTAATAATTCTGGAGGTTCTGAGTTATCATATAATTTTTCAGGTACATTGGATAAAAAGATTAGTTACTTAACCTACATCCCATAATAACCCGCCCAAAACCCGCTTTAAAACTATAAGATATGAGTAACGTACAAGTACAACTTCGCAGAGGAACGACCGCCCAACACGCCGTTTATACGGGGCCACAAGGCGAGGTCACAGTAGACACCGATAAGAACGCCCTGGTGTTGCACGATGGAGCTACGGCGGGTGGTAAGGTTATAGGTCGTGAAGATGTTGTTAATGTGTTGGATTATATACCGTCTAGTGAACACGCCGCTATTAAAAACAATACATCAACTTACAACGCTACGACTAATATTCAGGCGGCTTTGGATACATATTCCGAAACAGGGACTCCTGTATATTTCCCATCCGGCACGTACATAACTTCTTCAACTATTAATGTAGTTAAACAAACTTTAATAGCCGAAAATGCTACAATCAAGTGTTCTGATAACTCTATTTTAGCTGTAGACATCTCAGGCGGCGCTACCTTTACAACAATTTATGGACACCTTATTGTAGGTCGTGTTACTCCTTGGGCATCACCAGCATCACAGATTTCAGGCGCTTCAGGTGTACGTATTCGTTGTCGTGTCGATATTGAACAGATAACTTCAACGGGCCATTATTGGGATGCTATTAACTTTAATGCTTCTAGCAATCTTAACAAATGTATTATTCATCAAGCTCACGGTGTAAGCTCTGCTCGTCATGGTGTTTACTTTGATGGTACTCAAGACGACATGAGTGTTTGGCGAGTAAATCTTCGTTGTCAGTCTAACTACGCTAGTGGTATTTACTTTGAAGACAACCACCCAGCCCGACAGTTCTTTGGTTTTTGGTATACAGAAAATAACGCTGCTGATGGTACTTCATATGGTGTGTACACAGGTGGTTTATCTCATTCACAACTATTTATATATTCAGAGGAACAAACTTCTAGTAACGAGATTAATCTTCCAGCGGGTGTGGGTGGAGGAGATAACCTTGTTTTCTCTAGTCGTAAAAATGCTGATGTTAATGGGCAAGAGAGTTCTATTCTTGTTAGAGGCTCAATAACATCTCATAGAGGTAGCGTAGGCTCTACCATTACCGATCAGTTTTCAAACCTTACTGATACAGCTACTAAATATTGGGACTTAATAAAATCTACTTCTAACGGAAGTCTTTTCCAAGAGCGTTATTTAGGCAACGGTGAAACTTGGAAAGCAGTAATGAATGCTACGCTCGATAAGTTTTCTGAACTTAAACAAACGGGTGTAAACATTAGCCATAAATATAGTAACGGAACGATAGATTCATCTACGCCTGTAGTTGTAGGTGATTATTGGGGGCATTATTTACAGGGCAACACAGGCACAGCTACAAGGACATCTACAACTAATTTCGCTCATTTTCGTGTACAGCCTACGAGTGTAGGGGGCGGGAACAAAGGTACAAGTATTCTGCACTTAGGTACATCAAATAATTCATCAGCATCAGCAGACAGGGTCAGTATATATTATCTTTATATGGCTCCTACTAATGATAATGTCATGTCTTGTGGTGCTCCTAATGAGCGTTGGACTCAAGTCTATGCTGCTAGTAGTACTATCAATACTTCAGATGATCGGAATAAAACCTATTTAGATATTGAAGAAGCTGAGAAGGCGTGTGCTTTAGAAGTTAAAGCTAATATGCGTAAGTTTAAATGGAATGATGCTATCGAAGCTAAAGGAGAAGAAGACGCTCGTATCCATTTCGGTACATCAGCACAGACTGTTCAATCTATCTTTACTCGTCACGGACTAGATGCTAGTAAATACGGTCTATTCTGTTATGACGAATGGGAAGCTGAAGATGAAGTCCCAGCTACTTACGACGATTCAGGTAATATGATAACGGAAGGAAAGCCAGCTAAACCCGCTGGTAATCGTTACGGCATTCGTTACGAAGAACTTCTTTGCTTCATTATGTCGGCACTTTAACACTAACTTGGAAATCATACGAAGCAGTAGATAAACCAATGACCGAGACCCTCTCACACTTCCTCGACACCGCCCTTGCCGTCGTTATAGGCGTCATTGGTTGGGCGATTAAAAAGTTCTCTGACCGGCTTGATACCGACGAGAAACGCCTGACAAAGATCGAGGTTGAACTTGCCGCTCAACGCGAGAGGGATAACGCCGTTGAAAACCGTATGAGTGGGTTGGAATCGACGATCAAAGAAATTAATCATAAGATTGACCGCATGATGGAAATGCTAATGAGGAAATAATTATGCCAAAAGGATTATACGCAAACATTAACCGCCGTAAGAAACTCGGTATTAGTCGCCCTAAAAGCAAGTCTACTGTCTCGCCTAAAGCTTACGGTAGGATGAAGAAGGGATTCCCGAAGAAGTGAGCCGTAAAGGCGTATCACTCCGTAAGGAGCATAAGTCTGAAAAAGGTGGCTTAACGGCGAAGGGACGGGCGTATTACAACCGCAAGACAGGCTCCAAGCTAAAGGCTCCACAACCGAAAGGAGGGCCACGCAAGCGGTCGTTCTGTGCGCGTATGAGCGGAGTTAAAGGGCCGATGAAGGACAGTAAAGGTAAGCCGACTAGAAAAGCGTTGGCATTGCGTCGCTGGAAGTGCTAGATGCCTATAGCTCGTAGACAACGGAATATACCTGATCCGCTCGTTTATCAGCAACGGACGGTAACGGCGATTACGCCTAAGCAATTCAGCGACTTTCAAGAACTTAATTTAGCCGCCTTACGGGAGGATTCAATATTACAATACAACGCTACAGACAGAAAATGGGAAGCTATATCAAGCTCAGGATTGGTCGATTCATTGATCGATACAGGCGAGTTTGTGGACGCGTTAATAGATGGTGGAGACGCCGATTCTGAAAACGAATATGTTGACGTGTTTGATTTAGACGGGGGTGGGGCATGAGTGTTAGACGCATTTTACTACGCCGGGATACCGCTTTTAATTGGAGCCAAATCAACCCGGCTCTAAACCAAGGTGAGATCGGCATCGAACTCGCTGGGCAAGACGCTACAGGCGGTGGGGGTCGCATTAAAATTGGAGATGGATTTACATCTTGGAATGATTTAGATTATGTGGATGACTACGCACTCGATGTGATACGTCAGGAATACGGAGACGAAGCAACTTTTGAAATTTGGTTTGAAGCCAATAAATAATAACAATACTAAAAAATAATATACAAAATGCCAGCTACAGACATATTAGGAAAAATCGGTGAGAAGGTAGGAAGTGAGCTTAATAGTATTTCTGCTGACATCACTACCAACACCAATAACATCGCTACAAACGCGTCTAACATCGCAACTAACACGACCGACATTGCTACCAATGCGTCGAACATTGCGACGAATACAACGGACATAGCGACCAACGCTTCCAATATAGCGACTAATACGACCGATATTGCGACCAACGTTACAGACATCGCTACTAACGCTAGTAACATTGCGACAAACACATCTGACATCGCAACGAACGCCAGCAACATCGCTTCAAACGACACCGATATTTCCGCGTTACAAACCAAGACAAGCTCTTTAGCTACCGACGGTAACAGCGCGGCTTTCAGCGGTAATGTATCAGCTCAAAACTTGACCCTTAGCGGAGATCTTACCGTTAATGGAACTACCACAACTCTAAATTCCACCACCGTTGAAATCGAAGATAACATCATCGAAGTTAATTTGGTTGGTTCTGACGGATCTACTACGGGTACTACAGGTGGTATGCAAGTCAATCGCGGTTCAGGACAAGACAAAGCTCAAGTCGTTTGGGACAATACCGCAGATTTGTTCAGCCTTAAAAAAGGTACTGCTGATGCAAAGCTTAATGTTGGAGATGTGGACGCCGAAAAGCTTATCGTTCCTAACGGTTCTGCAATCTTAATCAATCAGGTTTCCCTTGGTAATTACTCGTCATTTGAAACTGAGTTTTTGGCTAATCTATAATGTCAAGTATTCTCGGCCAAATTGGCGCGAAGATAGGTACTGAATTAAGTTCGATAGATTCGCGTGTTGCCTCCCTTGAATCCAGCGGTGGTGGGGGAGGTAGCTCGCCTGTCGATAGTTATTCAGAAACTACATATACAAACGGAGTATTAACGGGTATATCCACTTGGTCAACTTCGTCTAAAGCCAACCTTGTACAGACCAAATCGTTTACATATACAAGTGGCTTGCTAACACAGATTGTGGTCGCTGATGGCTCGAATGTAACGGAGTTGACAACGACGTTTACTTACGATTCAAATGGTAACCTAGAATCTATCACAAAGGATTACGCATAATGACTTGGACTTACACAGCCTCAACCCATTCATCGGGTAATCGAAATGTATTAGAATTAACCGCCGGAACTACAGAGAATGATTTGAGTGGTTTAGTAGGTCTGACGGGCGTAACGCACTACATAAATGAGGCTCATATCGATGTTTATGAGATAGCCGCCGATACAAGAGTAGTAATAAAAGGTACTTTATATCACAATCCCGATACGGAGATATTGATTCTACATCACACGAATACAGGTCTTGCTAATAATACATCGTCAAGTGCTATGGGTATTAGCGGTACGAATGCGAACCCAGCTTACTACTATTACGGAACTACTAGAACTAATTCAACTAGAGGGACATCTACTAATTCTAAAAGCACAGGCTTAATCTTTACGGGTGCTAGGATTTCTAATTGGCATCCGGGTGACGCTTGTATGAGCGGTGGCGGAGGTGGCTCTAACTTTGTTGGCAGGGGTGGTGTAATACTTACGGGCAGACCTTGTTCGGGGTCAATGAATCTTGATGTTATAGGCACTACTTGGCGGGGAACTACTAGCTCCCTAGAGTGGCGTAATCCATTCGGTAATAGCAACGGATCGTTTGATGGTACATTTGATGGTGTCGCTGTTTTACTTCCAGCTTTCAACGCTACATTTAAGTTTGCTAACTCGTCTATTGGCGAGGTTATCAACACAGGTAATATTACGGAACACACACTTCGAGAGTTTGATGTGTCGCAGAATATTAACGACTATGATATTGGCTCAGACGGAATGAACGGTAGGAGTCATCGTGAGTACGAAGTCATAAACTCTGCAACAGGAACAGATGTCGTTAAGATGTGGCGTAATACTAGAGGCAATACAGGTCAGCGTGGTGTAGTCACAATCAAGAAGGAAGTATCCTTTAATATTAAAGACGCAAGTGGAACGGCTCTTGAGGGTGTTAAGTTATATTTAGAAGATAATCCATCTACATACGCCAAGAACGCAGTATTTCTTAAAAGTAAATCCCCCGACACTACCAACGGATACGCCTCTTCAGGTGATTCAACCATAACGAGAGGCACGGTAAATGCCAATGGAGACATGGTTTACGATTACAGTACATCTGAGGTTTACAGCAAAACAAGCGATGCAAGTGGAGATATAGCAAAGTTTGAAGTTCTTACGGGAGTCCAAATCCACGAGTATAATACGAATGATTCAGACGCGGCTACAATCTATGGTATGCACATTCGACCCAACGGGTTTTGGGCTGTCAGTAGCTCTGATAATAGAAGCCCCGCTTACTACGATTGGGATACCGCTAACTTCGGTAACTTCTATCGTGTAGACCGCCGCTCAGACTCGAATACAAACGCAGATGATTTCACCTTTAAGTTCTGTTCGTATGGACATTCTTTGTCCTCCTCGTCTCAAGCTCTCAAAGGACTAGGCGAACTCGTTGTAAATTGGGTATTGTTTGATGATCTTACTATTACTGAGTCCGACAAAACCATTGTGGACGCTTATACCGAAATAGAAAACTCCGCGAAATTTTACGACAGAGCGAAGTCACATCTTACCGACAACTACGCTGGAGAAGGAGCTACAATCGTAGCTCGATCAGGAAATGAAATTGACCTTGGTTCTTATAATTTGGTTATCGATGCAACTGCTACAAGCGCGTTTGCGATCAGCGGTACAACCATCACGATCAAAGCGACGACTTTCACGGGTGATTTAACTACCACAGGAACAATCACATTATCCAACGAAGCTAGTGTTCTTGGTCAATATACCGACGCTAACGGCACTAATATCATTCTTCCTTGGTCTGTAACGAACATCGAAGCGGGTAGTACACTACAGCTTTATAATGTGACTAAGGACGCTGAGGTCGTTAATCAGGTAGTCACAGGCACGGCTGGAACGAAGGTTAGTGACAACGGCACATACACGACATCTCAGATCTCCGCTAACGACAATATAAGACTACGCCTGACTTGCCAAGCTGGTGCTGAAGCGTTCCTCGCATACGAAGCCTTTGGCGTCGCTACAACTGCGGGTATATCGTTCAGAGCAGATCAACAAGCTGACACAGTTTATAACGGCAATGGTATCGATGGTTCTAACATCAGCACCCTTACTGCCGACTATCCGAATGTACAGATCGACATTAGCGACGGTGATGGCTCCGCTGATGCACGAGAGCTATATGCGTTTTATGTGTATCAATCCACCACATCGACAGGTATCGAGAATTGGTTCGGAGCTATGACCGCTATTGACGCGATGAATTACCGGGTAAATACCGCCGTTGTGGACATCAAGTTACAGAACACAGGTACTACCGCTTTAGTCATTTCAGGTGCTAGGATATACCGAGATAACGGAACTTCGATCTTACACGCCGATACAGGCGATCTACCAATGACGCTTGATGCTGGTGAACTTGTGCAGTACATCGCTCCACAGGTTAATACCGCTATAAACAGCAACACAAAGATCGATGGTATCGATAAGAACACCAAACTTATACCAGCACTACTATGAAGAAACGCGAACAACTAGAAGGTTTACAAGTATTACTAGCCGACACCTACCGCGAGATCATATCGACTATGGATCTTGATGATCCTAATGCGGCGATCTTAAACGGAGCTAGGCAGTTCCTAAAGGACAACGATATTATCAGCGTAACCGAGAAGTCTTCACCGCTTGGTAAACTCGCTGATGTACTCCCTTTTGACGAATCTGCGAACACACAAGAAGCTCTTAGACAGTCGAAATAAATATGAACGAGGTTCCAGCGGAGCTTCGGGACTTCCGAAACTTCTTGTTCGTTTGTTGGAAGCACTTAGGTCTACCTGACCCTACACCGCTTCAGTACGACATTGCAAACTACCTACAATACGGCCCAAAGCGCGCAATCGTCATGGCGTTTCGAGGCGTGGGTAAATCGTGGATCTGTTCCGCCTATGTCGTTCACCAACTACTCCTAGATCCATCTAAGAATATACTCGTCGTATCGGCGTCTAAAACGCGTTCTGATGACTTCAGTACCTTCACACTTAGGTTGATCCATGAAATCCCCGTATTGGAGTCTTTAAAGCCACGAGACGGGCAACGCTTCTCTAAGATCTCATTCGATGTTGGGCCAGCCCCAGCGTCCCATGCACCGTCGGTTAAGTCGTTAGGTATCACCTCGCAGTTGACGGGATCTCGTGCCGATATAATCGTCGCTGATGACGTAGAAGTGGCGAACAACTCAGCTACCCAAGGGATGCGTGATAAGCTGTCAGACCAAGTAAAAGAGTTCGATGCTATCGTTAAACCGCTGGATAGCTCCCGTATCTTGTTTCTAGGGACACCTCAATGCGAAGACTCCATCTACAACAAACTAAGAGAGCGTGGATATACCACTCGTATATGGCCTTCGGAGTTCGTCGGTTCCAAAAAGAACACAACCATCTACGACGGCGCTATTGCCCC